GAGCTTAGGAATATTTTACGATATATTCAAACGCCGATTATTCATGGTTATCAATCATGAAGGCACTTCTTAAAACAAGTCGCCGAGTCGTTCTAGAATATTATCCCGAATGAGAATTGTAGAATTACTATTAGTTCAATAGTTATCTATAAAGCTCAGTTTTCGGGAAAATTCTCGAGTTGCTTTCTTATCTCTCCAGTCAATTGAAGCACTGGAAGGAATCTCAAGTAACTTCGTCAGGGAGGCTATCTCGTCCTCTCATGTTTCTTCTTCACAGAAGTCATGGGATCAGAGAACATCTATACTTTTAGGCTGATTAGTAATAAACAAATCATGCCAATAGATACGCCAACCTGGCCCAACATAACGTAAAATGAATTCTATAGTTTCTATAAACCCATTTTCAATCTTAATAGTTGAGGTTTTAGATCATGTTTCCATGAAATATTTCCTCTCCTTTTCAAGACGGTCATTATGCGATTCATTTTCCTTGTTAATCAACACTCTCATGGAGTGTGCGATACTTGGTAATATGATATTCCTATTAGTAACTGAGGACAGAATGTGTGATCTTGATTTATCATCATCACCTTGTTCTCAAGACGTTACATTAGGACCTAAAGCAGACCATAAGGCTACAAAAGGTGCTTTCGCATCTTTTATCAACCTTAAAAGCTCAGAATGGCTAGGTATTAAATGAAGTTTATAAGCTTCAGATAATAAGGTAGGGTAAAATATAGCCTTCCGGAGGGTTTGCAGTATTAATCCTGCACCCAACGGAGTTATATCGTACCCCATACCCCTTCATGTCTTCGCGAACTCTGCGAACTTTGGGCTGACAATTGACTTTGATAAGTTAATTTCAACACCTAAGCTCTCCATAGTTGCAAGATAGACACCTGCTACGGCATCATTTGCAATGACAATGTCGTCCCCCAAGACGGCATAGTCAGTAAAATTTCTTTTACCTAGTGATAACGCACAACTTCTCACAATAACGTGATGTGTTATGGCTAGCATCGCTCATGAAGAATAAGCCCCCATGGGCTGACCTACAGAATACCTATAGTTGACTCCCTCAAAGAATCAATTTATAGGCCTAAGTAGGTTAGCTCACAATGTACCCAAATTCCCCCTAGAAGCATAATTTAATATGGCTTCTTGGAGGTCAAGAGGTAATCGATCTGTAGCTGCACTCAAATCGTAACTGTAAAACTTTTGCTCGGCCGGAACCCTTGCGATTAAATCGTCTAAGGGCTTCAGCTGATTAAAAGTTCCGTCACAACCTAAGAATTTAAGCTGTCTGAATAGATAGTCATGTAAAGGTTTAAGACCGAGCTGTAATCAGTAAGAACATATTGCTATAATTCTTGCTTTTCCAGCTTGGTCATAAACTACACTAAGTCTACCTATGTTCAAGTATTTTATCCTCCCGAGGCAATATGCAATTAAGTATATTGGCCCCGTGATTATATTGATACAAAGAACTCAAATCAAATAGTTTTCCCCTCTCTTCATATATAGCATATATTGACCCCATCGATATCAGATGATAGGGTGTAATATGAAAGCTATAGAGTCCCAACCAGAGTTTCAGGCAGATTTACTGCCAGATGCTCCGGCCGACTCGAGGAGAATTAATTCTGGGCTCTTAAGTTTTATTTTATGCGGAAGGATCTCCATAACAGCCTCCTTGAGGAGCGGAATAGTAGTTGTATGGCCAGTGAATGGCGATACAATTGTATTCAACTCAACTCGGGGGTTTGTTGGAAAGACCCGATACATAGATAAAACTGTAAGAACTAATTTACAGAGCCACTGATTATCACCGGACTTTAAGTTTAGTCTTAAAGTTAACGGTATAAGTCAAGGCAACCCCGATTTGTCCCGACCTACACGAACACCACTTGTCCAATGTACATCAGGGCAACCTCCTAAGACCTTTATAACTAGTCTATGGGCCTCTTTTAAGTATTTGAATGTAAATCCAAATCCTGAACGGCGGCATAAAGTCATTATATTGGCACAAAGGAGTAAAACTTCTCTTCTCTCGTCATAAGTCGCACGCGATAACCGGAGTACAAGAAGTGTAAATTTTCTCATTTCTGAGATTTTAATTCACACCTTATCTTGTATCTTTGGACGCCGCGATTTAATTCAATCAAAGTTAGTAAAATATTTCATGTTTTATTAATAATGGTTGATCCCTAAAAGGGCACTAAAAGGTGCTGCTCATCTCGTATGTGGTACGCGAGTTTAGCCGTTCCTTTTAGAATTGAGGGAAGAATAAATGCGATGACCGTATCTACCTCCTAGTCCCCTATTGCAGGAAGGATTTTCTCACGAAACCTTCTTACCACAATAGTGAATAGACCAGATCTGCTGTTAATTAAGGGCTATATCCCAAAACCGTTGGGGAACACAGGATGAAGTTCATTCATCTATGCTCCTTGAGGGCCTCGGAAGGCATCTTAACTACATACAGTTAGTACTAAGTCTATAGGCAAGGTAAAATACGGGTAATTAAAGATTAATTACTACCAATTGCACCAATGCTGAAGCAGCAAGGGTATCTGAGGCCGACTACAATCGTAGGTCTTCATAAATGTACCAATCCATTCACAAAAACCTCCCAGAAAGGTCTCTATACTCACTACACGAGTGTAGCGAGGGTTCAATTCCCT